AAGCGCAGGACAAGTCCTGGCCCAATTGGAGTAAGTTCATACCCTGGTCCTTTCCAACGTTTTGCAAATTCGCAAAAACGACTGGAAATTATAGATTTACTTAAGTTAATCTTAACACCCAGGCATTTCATCAAAAATAGGTATTCGGACGCGACATTGTCATTTTTAATAACAATGTCATCACCCAATACGATATAGTCTTTAAAACGCTGGACTCCGCAACGTTGAGCAGCAACACGTACAAGTACGTGATGAGTCAAAGCTAGCATAGCCCATGAGCTATAAGCTCCCATGGGTTGACCCACAGAATACTTATACTCCGATTCTCTTTCTTGTCAGTATCAACTGATGTCTAATAAATTAGCTCATTTGGTACCAAGAGAAGGATATAGGGTATTTAGGATGTCTTTCTGTAATCTAATAGGAATCCGATCAGTTGCAGCGGACAAATCAAAAGAATGATAGGTTTCTGACTTAGAGGAATTAGATTTATTAATAAAATTATCTAATACACCATCTTGGTCAAAAGTACCATCACAATCTTTAAGTTGTTCGAGTATTGTAAACAAAGCTTGGTGAAGAGGGTATAGAGTGATCTGTAACCAGTAGTTAACTACTGCTATTACACGGGCCTTACCGGCCTGATCATACACTACACTCAATTTTCCAAGTCTGATCTTAGAAAGAGTCCCACTCATTCAAAGAATGAAGTAGGGCAAAGCTCCAGCTACCAAAAGAAGCAAGCATCAACATGTAATACGATTTAATCCGTTAAAACTGATTAAATGGTATAAGGCTTTAGGGTTATAAAACGCTAAAGCATCGACATGAGCTCCTCATGTAGATTTACTACAATTTGGAGAGCTTGTTTCTAACTTAAGGAACTGGGGTCTTTTTAAGACAGGATTCCGTACGTGTAAATCCTTCAAAGCTTTACGTATTTCTTCTAAAGACAGTGTTTCCACTGTACCGTTAAACGGTTCTACAATAGACTTTAGAGATACTTTAGGCTTAGTCGGGAACACTCGGAACACAGATAGTAAGGTTAAGATACAAACCACAATTCTTCTATCACTCTCTGACGTATTTGAAAAATTCATAATACGATTCAAGAGTTTAGTAGGAATTATAGTAGGTAAACCTACGTGGTTTCGCTTAATCGAAACTCCTTTTTCTGGAATGTCGATTGCTACACCAGCTAAGTATCTAGAAACGGTACGTAACACTTCCTTTAAATAGGAAAATGTAAAGTCCCACCCACTTCTTTTAACTAGAAGTAGGATTCTAGAAGCTAAAACTCGGTATGATTCAACATCGTCCTTTACGTTTGTAGCTCACATGACTATGTTAAAATAGTGTTTAAACTCATTACGAGTTATCCACACTTTTTTAGATAGTCTTAGCCGTTTAGATATAAATAGTTGTGATATAAAATTCATGATTATTTGTATTTAAATGATTGCCAATATTCAGGCAATTTAGCCATCGGAGTATCAGAGATCCATCATTGTCCTTTGTTAAGAGGCCTTGGTGCATCACTAGGCTACTATCAAGGGTGACCCGTAAGCTTTCGGAAGGATTACGCGTTTAAACGTAATCTAACGACTGCAGTTGTTCTCGT